CTTGTCTTCAACTCCTCTCGGACTTGCATCAACAAGTTGTTGGACTGCTTTAGCCTTTCCTCGCTTACTGCATAAATATAGCATGATTCACGAACTTGGTCAAGAGGAAAAAACAGTTTTTCTTCGCCTGTCTCGATGTTCTTGTTTCCAACTGTAGAAATCCGACAAGTTTCTTGTGGGTCTTCCAGACCTCCGACAATCGGTGTGTTATTATTATAAACATTAATCATGTGAATGCTTGAAGCAACAAGAGTATTGATCTGGTCCCAGTACCCAATAACAGGAAGTTCACCAAGAATGGCTTCAATAGTGTTGTTATCGAACAGATACATTCTTTCAAAATGTCCTGACCGTGTGTATTCTTGTAGGACGTGGTAAACTACACGCTCGTGCTTCTGACGTGTGGCGTTTAGGATGCTGGTATCAGGCTGAACATAAACAAGATTTACTTCCCTGTCTCCGAGTGCTTGCCGGAAAGCAAGGGAAGCAGCCGTGGTGTAGGAAGCCCCACAGAGAAAGAGGTAGATAGGCTCATCGTCAAGGGCCTCAACAAAGTCTTTAAAATCTCGTGCGCTCTCTTCATACTTCTCAGGGTGTTTCTGCTTCTTGAAAGTTAAACTATTTTCGCCCCACTTCTGGTGGTCAACGTAATAGACATTGTATTGTGGATAGTCTTCAAACCATCCAGCGATGCGGCAGCCGACACCACCAAAGCCAATCACATTCATAGGGCCAAATCCTTTAAGTTTCCGAAGTCCTTACCGGTTTTGCAAGAAACCACAAAACCATCGGCTCGCATACATTCCAAAACTTCCTTTATAGTATACCGCTCTTCCCAGTCCAAGTCAAGCACAATCGAGTCGTGGATTGTAAAAGCCAAGCGAGTGTTCTTGCCTTCAAGAAGGTTGTTGATCTCGATCAGCTTAGTCATTACATAATCGGCTGTTGTGCTTTGAATAAGATAAGAGATTGCATTTTCTCTCTCGACTTGAATCTTTCGTCCGAACGGGTTTGTGACCCAGCCATCCTTCCAGTGGTCCCGAAGAATCTTATCCCGACCATAGGCCGCTTCCAACTTGTCGTTACGCTTATCCAAGTCGTAAAGCCACGAGAACATTAGTTTCTTGGCCATATCTCGGGTTGTGTCTTCTCCAAAGATGTTTTGAATGTTCCAGTCGTGAATGTCGATGGATGGCTGGTTCTTTCCGAGAATCAGGAAAAGCGAACGAAGGTCGGCAGCATTGATGTCCAACTCCAAAAACCAGTCTTGGTTTGGCTTGATGAACTGCCGATACTCTTTGTTGAGGCGGAGGATAGGAAACGAGGTTTTCGTGGTCGTAAGACGCCCCGTAGCGGACCCGTATAATAGATACTTCACATTGTGTTGGTACTTATTATAAAGCTTCCAGAAGCCCTTGTAAGCCTTCTTGTGGCGATGTTTCAAAACCTCTTGGCGGTCAATGTTCAGGGTGTAGTCTTCCATAGAATGAACAAGGCCGTGTGCCTGAACAAGAAGGTCGTGGTTGTCGGGCTTTTCGTAGTTCTCAAACACCCAGCGACAAATGCGGTCCTTTGTGGCGGCGTGTCGCTTCAAGAACTTGGTCGGAACCATGTCGTAGAAACAGTGCCTTCTAAGGTCCACTTTTGCTTCTCCAAACGAACGATAGAGGGCAAACAACTTTTCATTTACCTCGTCCCAGTCTTCCTTGATGTGGTCAGGACATACTTCGGTAAGGGTTTTCCCACCAACCCAAATCTTGGCATACTCCACGCCCGCATCCAAGTAGGGCGTCCAAGACCAAGTGTGCGTCAGGCCATCGGGAACATAGTCAAAATGAAGTTCACCGTTGGTATAGATGCCCACACAATTATCCTTATCGTCCAAAGTTTGGAAAAGCAAAACAACCTCGCCCTTCCATTTTAGTATTGATTCATCAAACTTGCAACATAAAAATCTTTTATTTGCTGTAAAGGATCTGTCAAGGACTCTGATTCTCTAAGTTTGACCTGAAGTTCTCTGTAAGTTGTTGAGCCTTGATCGAGGGGCGTAAAGTTAAACTTCCTGTTGATTGAGGTTACAATGTTGCCCAAGTCAGCATATCCAACCTTATCGCCTTCGAGCTTCATGATTCTATTAAGTTCGATGTCGCCCATCTCAATGCCCGAGAACTTATTTTTAAGCTTGACATAAAGCATAACCCATTCTTGAGTGGGTATTTGTGAAAGTGACATAATTTCGACAGGATTTCGGAAGATTACCCTAGCATTGCAAGAATCTTCCTGCTCAGAACTTGTTCTATTGGAAAATCTATTGTTGCCAATAAAGTAGCTGTAGGCAGTATAGATATTGTTTAACATTATTACGAAGTCATTTGTATCGACAACATCGTAGTATTCATGCAAGACATTTTCTATACCCATGCCTTCTGTCTCGGTACCCATAAGTCTTCTTCTCATGGCTTTTGAATCAATATCGGCAACCAGACGCCATGGTACCTGCTTGTCAATCATAAAGCCAAACTCTTGTGCCAACTGAACATATCTTGGATAGTTTGGGGACTTCAAGAAGTTGTCAACTTTATAAGCGTCATCACTGTATAAGGCCGATGCAATCTCAACGGCAAGGCCAGTCGATGTTATTGGGTTAAAGTCTGATTTAATGAAGTCAGACAAAAAGAAAGGTGCTGCCAAAGAGTTAGATAATAAAACGTCTGTGTAAAATCTGACGAAATCCTTCAAGTTATTTATTCTATCTTTTCGTCTCTTCGGTGTAGCTAAAATCAAGTTCTCGAAATAAGAAGTATTGAAATCTACAAATAACCTCAGAGAACTTTGATAACCACTTACGGCTCTTATAGACTCTAGTGGCCCTACCGGAGTACCGCTTGGAGAGTCAATAATGATCCTGTTAGCGGCTAGTAGTCTATCATATCTTCTGGCCATTTCACCAAAAGCCGTTGCTACAAAATCAAACGCATATGCTGTAGTGCTTTCGTCTGAATATGAAATAGCACTAATCATATCTACCTTTGGTAAGACTGCAAACTGATTGGTCTCCACTTTCCCGGCTAAATATCTTTTACCATTGGAAAAATCCTTAACAGAATCAAGCTCCTGAATCGGGATAACAGCTTCGCGAGAAGGAACTTGACCTAGTTGGCCTGTCTTTACAGCTAAATCTTTATAATCCTTTCTCTTTTGGAAAAGATTTCTGGCTCCATCAGAGTTCTTTGCGTCTAGCTTAGGTCTGGTCATTTTGCTTCAAAGCTCCTCTGTTTTCCCAACGTGTCTTCACAATAGTAGTATAGTCTCCCGGCGTCATCTTGTGGTTAATCTTTGTAATCAAGTGAACACCGCCAAGGCCCATAATATAAGAAAGTGAAGTTGGATCATTAGGCGAACCTAGCGAACCGTCAGGGGCTAACCCAAATGGATCAAAATAAATATAAGAACCAAGAGTATTCAAATCATTTCCGATCATGTTGAAAGTTGCATTGTAGAAGTTAGTTAAGTAACGATCTGGGTCTTGGCCGCCAGCTTGTTCAAATCTTGTTTCTCTAAAAAGTGGAATGTCCTGTTTCTCTAGCGTAATCTTTTTGATCAAGCCGTATGGCTGACCTTGGATAAAGTGAGGAATAAATCTCTTGAAATCTTTTTCGATGTCTCCATATTGTTCTTTACTAAAGTCTTTGTTGCTGTTTTCATGAATCACAACAATATTAAGAATGCCCAGAGACGTTTCCAAGAACGAAGCATCGGAACATGCCCCATTAAGGTTTAGTAGCACAGGATTAATTTGTGGGTTCTCTATAGCAGCATTTTCTCTAATCTCTGTATAGCCTTTGGCATATTTAGGATCCAAAGAAACTACGTCGAACTTATCTGGTGTAGCTGTTGGGTCTGGATTGTTCTTCGTTCCGTAGTGCAAAAACGCAGTGGTTTTGAAGTTTATGTTGTTATTTGTTGAAATCTTAACCGACTGACGTCCCAAGGCTTCGCCTAGAACTTTATTAAGCAGCAAGCGAATAAACTGGAGTAGGGTGTATTTCTGTCTTTTGTTGGCCTTAATTTCTTTTTCTATAACAGACCTTAATAGTTCAACCGTGATCGGAATAGCCCCAATAGGAATTGCGCCTTCCTTGGTCTCATCTAAAGGTGATTTAATCTTTACGTTGCTAAGTATGTATCTGTAGTCTTTAAACTTATCTTTGCCAGCATTTTCTATCACGGCATCTAAAACATCGCCAAAGAAGACAAATGGTACAGTGTATAACGAGTCTGTGGCAAAGATATTAACTGGATCTCCGATAGGGCGCCCCGTTCTTAGACTCACTTCTGCGTCTCTGGCCCCCACGATACCTATTGGCTCTATCTCCGGAGGAGGCTCTGGTAACAATCCAATATTTACTGGTGTATTTTCCCGAACACCCTTGCGAAATGCAGCAAGTGTTTCCTGTTGAGGGTCCTCTAAATATTGTGAAAACAATCTTGAACTATCTTCTGTCAAATCAATAGAGTATACTCTGTTCCTCTTGCCCCGAACACCCGGTAAATCAACTTCTTGCAGAAGTACATCTAGAACATTAGAAAAGAAAGAATTTCTAGCCTCTTCAATAAGAAGTTGTTTCTTTTCTTTTGCTCTCTTTAGAGATCCTTCTGCTTTTTCAAGATTGGTTACGGTTAGCTCGTCTTGTATTTCTTCTTCTGTTAACAGGCCAAATGTTCTGCTCGTGTTAATCCTAAAACGCTGACCAGCTTTTCTAAGTCCCTCTGAGAAGCTATCATCAAGTCTTGTTGAGTCGTCTACTCTGCCTATTACCTCTTCTTTGATGACACCGTTTTTAATATCTCTCACTTTAGCTTCTAGTATTTCTATGCTTCTTTCTTTTCGCCTTATTAAATCCGATATATCTGAACTTAGTAAAATGTTTGCCTCTGGTGCTCGATCAGCAGATATTGATCGGGCAACATAGTTGATCGTTACATCAACTTTACCGTTTTCGCCAAAAGTAAAGCTATGGTCGGTTGTATTAAGATACATGCAAGACTTCATCTTCTTGAAGTCGATTGATTGTAAAGCTCTCTGAATATCTTCGTCCTCAAATACTATAGCTGACTTACCTTGTAAGTTCATCAACTTAATCATTTGATTTAACTTCTCTTCGTCAACAAAATAGCCGGCTTCGATAAGAACCTCGTAGCAGCCCGGATCATATTTTAGAGCTTGATTAGATGGAATGCTTTTTGCCTCCTGATTCGTCTGATCGGCAGGCTCGTTCGGTCGCGGCTTAGAGAAACCATTTTTCTTGAAGCAATCTGCTTGTATCATGACGTCGAGGATTCTATACTTTTGACCTTTCCTATTTGTGCGAACAGCATTTAACGCACCCATACCATCCATTGACAAGGTTAATGCTGCTTGAATATCCCTTTCTGCGGAGAAGGGGTTCTGTCCTTGATAGTTCCATTCAAAAGATTTGATGCCAATCTGGCCAGCCCGTCGCAAAAGTGGCCTTGAAAGATCTAAATCACCTGCTGATGGCGTCAGATCTTGAATCTTCTCGCTTAAAGTAAGTTGAGGTTCTTCCGGGGGCGACTCAACACCTTCATTAAGCTCTCTGCCTAGAGTAAGAAAAGCTTCTCCGATGGCGTCCTGTACGGATGAGACTGTATCCAGAGCAGTACGGTTTTTCTGAATATAGTCTTGTCCAAGTGATTTTGGTATCTCTATCTCGATTACTTCTTTTTTGGTAACTTTACCAGAAGAATTCTTGGTGTTTCTGACCTTATACAGCCTAATATCTGGCACTAGGGCAGCAAAAATAATCTGTTTAAGGTAAAACAGATGCATATCACTGTAAGAGTTTCTAGTGATATTTGTCTCTTCGCCGGGGATACAGTTTTTTAGAATATCGTTATTAACAAGTCTTTGGGGAAACTGTAAGGCAGAATCTGGTGGCAGATATAAGCTCTGCACTGTAGGTGTGTCTATAAGAGAATAGAGCAGCGTCTGACCATCAAAAACTTTTTTATTTGTGCCTTTTGCCATTTATCTACCGTTAATCTTTGTTTTTAAATAGGTTAAAAACTTTTGTTCATTCTCTGATAATATACCATTCTCGCTCTTAGAAATCAAGCGATTATATTGATCTCGGAGATAAAATTGTTTAGAAAGATTAGTCTTTTTGGTGTCCAACTTATTTGTTTTAATTAAATTATAATAATATAATAAGTCTTCTGTTAGCTGTGTAGGATCAATATAGTCATTATTAATGTCTGGAGTTATCCCAACTAGCTTTCTTCCGTCTTCGGGCTTCATTATAACTCCAGTGCTTCCAATATAATCCTTACTGGTGTTGGAACTAAAACTCTGTCGCCGGGTTTCCAACTTGCATCTATTGGCTTATTGTTGTAGTATCCTATAACCCACCAAAGATCAGGATCACCATAAAATCGGTCTGCGAGTTTATACAACTTCGTGTCTGCTGCCCAAGTTATTTCTTGAATCGTTAGTCGCTGCGTAACACTATCAGGAAGTGTTCCCAGAGGTCTAGGCTGAACTTGAAGTATTTTCTTCTTATTTCTCGACTTAAGTTGCTTAGAGTAAAAACTTAAATCATTTTCTACTAAATTAAATTTTCTATATCTAAACATAATGATCCTAAAAATCAAATGGGAAGCTATTGTTTCTTGGGCTTAGTCTACCGCCACTAACTGAAAATCCAGCAACTTCCCTGTGGAGAATATTTAGTCCAAAGTTTACTTGAAAATACCGAGGGGCAGCAGTAACATTTGTTTGCCCTTCATCAAGACCTTCTCCCTCGCCAATCTGCGGGGTGTTGATAATAGAAGATGGATCTGCATATTCAAAGTTCATGCCATCCAAAAATCCGATCTCATCCAACAAGGGGGCAGATTGGTCTCCAAGAGGCCGAAAAATCACTCTGAAAAGCGGAGGAGAGACCAAAGTAGTATTGGAACTACCATCATAAACTGGATACTGATTAACCATAAGTTCCTTCAGTCTTAAAAACTGTTCTACTGCCATATCGGTATCTTGCTGCAAGGTTAAGAAAGTCATTTGTGCCTTTCTTTCATTACCCTGATAGAACATTATTGGATCTGTTCTGCCAAATACTCTTTCTTTAGTTGTGCTTACTGAGATATTATCTGAATAACTCGTGACAATAATCGGAGCGAACCTGATAAAATCAGCGTCTCCTGCACCTGTTGCAGTATGTAGAGGCAAGAAATCGACGCGACCAACTTGTTTAAGTTGTTCGTCGTTTCCATCAAAGCCGGAATCATAAATATTAGTCATTATACGATCCTATCTCCTCTACTAATTAGTCCAGCGATGGAATTGTAAAGATTGGGGTTGAGAGCAGAATCGACCTTAATACTATTAACTATTGTCTTGATTTCTTGCCCGTCAATGCTCAAGCTAATATTCATATTGACAGGACCACCAGCCGCTGCTGTAGAACCTCCGGAAGTTGCGGGGGTTCTTGTAGCTGCTCTGGTTAAGTTAGTGCCAGCCATAACCGTGTCTCTGTTGTTAAGGCTAATCGCACCTTCTGGTCCTAACAACACTCTTCCGCCTCGACCAGAAGAACCAGTTGGGCCGGAAAGTACATCATCACCGGGAATAAGTTGGCCTATGCCTCCGACGGCTACCGCTCCTGCAAGATAAGGTAGAACAGGGGTTAGTGCTCCGAGTATTCCTAGAATAGGGCCTGATAACGCTAATAACGCTGCAACACCTACGCCGCCTAAAAACACTTTACCAAGAGGAGTTGACAATACATTCATTATCCCTTCTACAATAAACTGAACGCCTGTAGCAAGCATTCCGATCAAATCAACGACTGGTCCGAGACTAATGACTGTTGATTGCAAAATATTATTGAACTTTTCCAACACTGTGTTGAAGTCTCTTTGCTGGTCTTTCAGTGCTTGAATATCTTCTATAGGCATTATTTCAGGAGGGGCTACCGCCTCAAGATTACCTGCCATTAGAAGAGCTAGATCATTAACATCTTCGAGACCCGGTATTGTGTCAGCCAGCATCTGCCTCTCATAGAATCCCAACTGCTCGAAAGATAGACCTGCGTCATCGAGGGCCTGACCTATCATCCTAAGTTTTTCTGCTGGATCAGTAGTCTCGATCATCTGTATCGTGCTTAGGAACGGGCCGCCTAGAATAGAGTTAAGGGTTCCAACATTTTGTGCGGCACTTTCAAAAGTATTAAACCCTTTCGCAATATTGATAAGCTTGGAGATACTTAATCCAGTAGCATCAGCTTGTGCAGCCAATAAATCAAACTGTTGTGTCAACTCCTCTGAGTTTTGAGCAGAAGCTCCTAGAACACCCTGAGCTTGTTCAAATCCTTGTACCAGTTGGTCAATTGGCATATCTAGTTCGTCTGCAAGACTTGCCAATCTTGTATTAAACTGAGCAGCTTGTGTAGCTGATGTGCCCATAGATTTAGTAAGGAAAAGAATGCTCCGTGCTTGAGCACCAGCATCGAAGCCCATTTTGGCTAATAAAGCGGTAGTTTGTGTAATCTCTGATCTTGCTTCTGGTGTTAAGTCGGCAAAATCTCTTATCGTTGTGAATAGTGATTGGAATGCTCCGATTGTTCCAGCTTGGCCAATACCGACGCCAAGAAGCTGTCCGGAGAGATTTTGTAGCTCTGCGTTAAACTGTCCGGTTGTTCCAGTTGCTTTATTGAACTGTGTGATTAAGCCATCTTGCTCTATGGCAGCTTTAAAGTTTGCAGCAGCAACAGCAGTCAAGCCCTCGAACAGCTTATCTGCGAGCATAATATTAACATTTAAAGGTGAGGCTGCGTCTTTTAATGTTGTTGTAAAACCTTTATAGGCAGAGTTTGCAGCCTCAGTGAAAGATCCTAGCTTAGCAGAGTTTGATACCAGTCTCCCAAACCCAGTTTGAGGACCTTGGCCGATTCCGAGCACGGCTGCCGCAAGGTCTGAAGCGCCTTGAGCGCCTTGGCTAAAAGAATCATTTAGAGCTTTCTGCTGTTGTAGTAGCTTATCTTGATTTGCGAGCGCGGCTCTTGCATTGGCTTCGGCTTGCTCATTCTGTTCAGCCATAGCTCTTTCTAGGTTCCTAATGGCATCTTCGCGAGCTTTAGCTTGTGTCTTAAGATCGTCGTCCAACTTGATCTGAAGCTTAAGTGCCTCGTTGGTAAGCCCAATGGAGTTCATAAACTCTGTTTGTGCTTCAGCGATTGCTAATAGTGTTGCGGCTTTATTTCCTGTCGGTCCACCGCCGCCAATATCACCCGGATCAGACATTCATTACCTCATCAAACAAATGGCCACTTAAGACCAGTTTCTCTCTCAAAGTTACGAATCGAAGAAGCAAGTTCTGCTCTTGAAGTGTAAGTTTGTCGATTATTAAGGCCATACTTCTTAATTGAGTCAATATATTTCTTTTCACCAGTAATAGCTTTTCCAAAAGCTGCAACTTCGCTAGGTGTCCCTTTAACTTGTACTGGGAAAGAAGTGTCGCCAAAAATGAACTTAAGGATGATTTTAATCCAAGTTCTGAACATGAGCATGAAACTCTCATCGAGTTTGCTCACTCTTTTCGCCTCGTTAAGATCCAAAACCAACTTGAAGCTCTCTGTAACTGCACCACCGAGACTCTGATACTTCTCTTTGACCGCTGCCTCAAGCTTTGATACCAAGCTGTTTATTTCTTGAGGGTTTGTATAATATTCGTCTTTACTTAATACATCACGTACAAAGTTATCGCTCAAGCTCATGCCTCTAGCCATCGGTGTGAACTCTTTACTCATTTCCGTTTTGCCCGGAAACTGGTCTGACAGTCTAGGGTTTGCATCAATAAAAGACTGTTTTCCAAACTTTTTGAATGAGTTTTGGACATAACTATAAAACTTACTTTTTAAGTTGTCAAAATAAGGCTCTGTATTGTTACTATGGTCACGCAGAAGATCAATAAGCTTTTCTTGATACTTTGAAGCTGACGTTTCTTTTGCCGGATCGGGGGCAGTTGGGGCCTCTTCGTCCTTAAACTGTGTCATGGCCTTGAGAACGTCTTCAAGATTTGCATCTCCTTGGCCAAGTTCTTGCTTGATAGCCTTGGTGATTACTTCAAGACCCTCTTCGTCTCGTGCCATTAAAGCGTCAATCGCCTTAAGTTCTTCAGGGCTGAGCGACGCTAAGCCAGTGCTCTCTTCCAGTGCGGCAACGTCCATCGGACCAGACTGCTCTTCGGTGTAGCCTATCATGCTATAGATTTCACTTGTTGGAGAATACTGGAATATAAAGTTAACAAGTTCTCTGAAGAGTGGGCTACTCTCTTGATCTTGTCCGGCCAACAGCAAAAATCTTGCTGCGTATCTTACAAAATCATCTGATGCCTTTATAAATTTACTAGGCATTATCTGCCGTTCGTTAAGCATAAATAAACTCCATCAATATAAATAGTTTATAAAAAAGAAAGCCGGGTATTATCCCGGCTATTTATTTTTCTTTTGCGCTTTTTCATATTCTTTCTTCTCGTCTTCCTTCTGCTTGATCAGTCGCTCTAAGAACCAACGGCGGATCGGAATCGGAAGATTGTATGTCTCGAAGAAATCCCACTGTCCATGATATTTTAAAAGGAATAGTTCCTCATAGACAGTTTGAATATAATCATTGTTTAGGCCAAAAAAATTCCACTGACATAGGCAGTTCCACCTCCTGTAGCATCATGCAGTTATTACAGGCGATGTTCATGTTTGTGTTCATAGTTGGGCTAACCTTAGCATGGACTTCTCGCAGATACTTTGAATCCCTAAACGGCATATTCTGAATGAAGTTGTAAATCTGGCCCTTTGCATCCACTCCGTTGATGCTATGAACAATGAACATCAACTGCGTAACTAGAGCACCAGTTTCGGCACCTTGCTTCTTTTGCTTTTGAATATGGGCGGTCATTTCCTTTTCATCTCTGCCAACCAAAAGTCGAAGAGCTACCTTGACGCCAGTTACAGGAAGCGTACAGACATAATGCCCATCCACAAACTCAACATCGTCTAGACTAACTTCTTTTGGTTCAATTTCTGATAGGTCGAAATCGTTTGTTACAGCTTGGTTACAGGATCGACAGAAGAACTTTGTTTTGTATTCTGGGCCATATGCAGAGATCCGGGCAGCATACATGATCGCTGTCTTGTCTCCCAATAGCATGTCATCCACGCTTATTCGCTTATCTACAATAAGGCTTTGAATCAAACGATCCAAGACCACACCCTTTTTAATAAGTTCCTGAGAAGCGAGAATATCCTCCTCCTTGGCGGTCATGAACTTGATCTCGATTGATGTGCTGCCATGAAGTGGGTGACCTTCAGGGTAGTGTTCTCCCTTTGAAGGAAGATCAACAAACTGTGTTGGTGCCACAAAGGACATTAAGTCAACAGCTTTAGGCTGTTCTGGTGCGGGCTCTTCAGCAGGAGCCGCAAAACGAGAACTATTATCTCTCATAAGTATACTCCGTCATATCACTTCTATAATATAACCATTTATTAATAGAAGTCAAGTATTAATTTTGATTACCAAATGTATATGTATTATTCCCAAGCTCAACCTTAAACCCAGTATAGCCTAACCTGATACTAAGTTCAAGCAAACTATCATCGGAATAACTTAAGTCTCCAAAATCCACGCCAATAATGTATGGCTGGAAAAGCGTCCAAGTTTCAACTGGCTCTAGATTACTGGCACCGTCCTGAACTGGTTTTTTGTGAGCAAGCTGCTGTATTTCTACAACACCAAGATTCCTTGTCGCATTGGGTAGGCCATAGTAGTTACCAGTCTTTCCTGCATCTTGCATATAAGACATCAGTTTTTCTGTTACCTTGCTTGCAGGTCTAGAGCCATTCGGATCTACGAATGCTATTGTTATTGGGCTGAAAGCATTCAAGGCACCCGGATTAATATATCCGACCTTCTGCCCTACTTGGCCAGCACCCATCATATAAGTGTTTGCCTGAGGGCCAGCATTGGCATCGTATTCGATGGAAGGCTTATCAACTGATTTTGCCCACCATAAAACTTCGTTTTCAAAAAGATTATCCATTCTCACCAAGAATAGGTCTTTTTTCTTGGGAGAAAGGATATTTTCTGTGTCTGTCCAAAAAGTCATAATAAACTACTCCAATAATAATTAGATTCGTTTATAAGTTTTATCAGACTTTGAATAAACCAGTTCCTAGAACAGCTTCCGGAAGCTCATTGTTGAGTGATTGGTATGAAGCCCAATCGTAGCGAATACCAAGAGCAACTGTCATTAACTCTTCATTGGTGTATGAAAGCTGTGAAGGTGCAACTGACTTGATGAAAGCGTTATTGAGGGTCCACTGGTGCAGTGGCAGGCCAACAGCATTTAAGACCTCAATAGTAACCGCGCCGCCGTCTGCCAAAGCATCTACAGCATCTGGCTTACTGATAGAACTGTAAGCAGCCGGAGTATTAGGATCTGAAGGGAGAACGTAGCCAGTATTTTGTAGAGTAAGAAGAAGTTGGTCTAATGTTCCCGGTGTAACTGGATCTACAAGGGTCATATTAACCTCGTTCCACGTTACCTTGGAAGGATAGTAGAACCTATGGGTCATAAAGTCATGAGTAGCTTCTGAAACAGTAGCTGCTGGCTGATCTACGTCTCTGGCCCACCAGATACCTTGTCCGAAAAGGGATACCCTAAAACGGAAGTTACGCTTTGGATCTACCGGTGTGTTGGTGTTAGTCCAAAAGTTTTGTGGGTTGTCAAATGGCATTAGAAAAACTCCTTATTCTCTAGTAAATAGTGTCAGTCGTCAAAAGAAGCGCCGGATCTCGTGATAATAAAGTCAAGAGCGATGAACTCAATAGAGCGGGTTGGCTTAATGTAGACCTTAGCATAGAGAATGTTTCGATCAACAAGATCTGGGGTTGTTGTTGTCTCGTCAAGAACGACACGGTAGTCATCTAGACCAAATCCAATCTTAACACTGCTCAAGAAGCTCTCAGCGGCGTTTCTGAATCGGTTCCAAGTTGCCGGTACATTCTGCTCGAAGAGAGTGGTGGCAGCAATCTGTGAGATGCCTTTCTTCAAGAAGATGAGTAGACGACGGACGTTAATTCTGTCGAGGGCAGAAGGTGTTGCTTGTAGCGTCTTCTGTCCGAAGACTACAATGCCTTCTGCTGGGAATCGTGCGATTGGGTTAATATTGCGGCTGTAGAGTCGGTCGCGGTCACGAGCGTTCAAGACTTCATCAACATTAACTACTGAGATACCAGCCGATCCGTTGGAGATACCGCCGCGATTGAAGCCAGCAGGGGCAAACCATACATCTGCAACTCTCTCGGTGTTAGCGAGAACACCGATAGCAGGAACAGTTGGTGGAACTCGGAGCGACGTAGCACTGATTGTATCCTGCATAAGGACCCAAGGGTAGTAAGCTGCACCGTAAGAGTTGTTTAGGTTTCTTGTATCAATATCATTAACAACTGCCTCTACAGTACCCTTTCTGGATGTAGGATCAGTCACGTACTGCTCGTGTGGCGGATTGTAGCCGCCCTTGACATCAATAACTGCGAGAGCGTCGCCACGTTGCTCACAGACTTCCAGAGCACGGTCGGTGACACCAGAGTACCAAACGCCGGGAACACTAAGTAGGTTGTACTCAAACTGCTCAGCATCAGTTAGAATATCAAGAGCAGTTCTATATGTATTTAGAACGTAGTTGTTGGTGAGAGTTGGGCTCTGGCCATCCATTAAGCGGTTGCGAAGTGGATCTCTTTCGTAAACAGAGAATCCGTCGAAGCCGCCGAAGAAAGGTGCGGTGAACTTGGTGAACCCAGCATCAATAATATTCTTGTAAGTTGCTGTTGGGGGACGTCCCGCGCCACTGCTTGTAGCAGTAAATGAGGTACCAGCGGCTCTAGAACCAGAAGTGTAAACCGCTCTAGCAATGTTTGCTTGCTTATTAGTAGAGAAGTTATAATCAGAGTTCAATACAACAACAACATTGTCTAGCGTGAAAGCATCTTCAAATGCGACACCGGTTGGGAGAGTGCTGACAGATAGGCCAAAGTTATCTGTCCATACTGTAGCTCCAACAACGTCTTCGCCCAAGAATCGACCATAATCAACATACCCTTCATCAAAAGTGGTGCTTGTTTCGGTCTTTGTTGTACTAACTCCGAAGAAGTCAGTTCGTGCGTCGGAAACATCAGATGCGGTTACACGAGTAGGGAAACTTGGGAAGTTAACAGTACCTGTAGCTGTTGAGGCTGACATGACATAAGCAGCGGCACCTGCTCCATTAGAACCAGTGAACCCACCCTTAGCAATGTAGCGAGCACTGTAGTTGTCTGTTCTCGCGCCGCTTACTTGTGTTACGGTTTCATACTTAGGAACACCGTAGTATCCGAACGGAAGCAATGCCGGAGTATCGCCGGCTGCGACATCAGTGCTAACGACAACACGGACAAGGTTTGAGCGATTTGGGAAATCTCCGTATTCCTTAAGAGTTCTCGTTGTGTCGTCAAACTTCCTGTAGCTATCGCCAATCCTAGCAACAATGTAGTTGCTTGAGTTAGGATCAAGGTTACAGTTTGTAAATGTTTCTATGGCATCAATGTTGCCATCTGTGTCTTTTACATTACGAACAAAGACATCGAAGGTACCAAAGCTAACCTTGTCATTTGGAGAGTATTGGACATTTCCAATTGAGACCTTAAGTCCTGAGTTGGCATACTGTCCTTGTCCGTTCAATGAGACAAACTTGAATAGCGGAATAGCTCTTGATCGGTCAGCAGGGCTAAATGAGGCACTGTTTGCGCTAAGATCCTGTGAGATAAACCAAGGCGTCTGTGCTTCGCGGTATCCTGAGCGGCGATTTGCGTAACCTGCGGCTCCGTTTCGGTTCAGAGGAAGAACAGCAGCAAAGTAGTTTGTGTTAGTGTTGATAACACTATCTTTGACTGATCTCTCAAATGTCTCGCCCAACCAGTAGTTAAGGGTCTTGTTAGGGTCTTCAACAGAAGCTACTGGTGCATCGGAACGATAGACAGAGAGTTGTGGGTTTGTATTTAGGACGCTGCGAATGTAGTTAGGATCGTTTTCATCAAAAGAAACTTTGTATGTTTCGCTAGTGCCAGCACTTGAAGAGACTACCAAATCAACTTGTGCAGTTGTCCCAAGGTCAAACAGAATGTTCATACCAGCCGCTGCGACGCCACCTTCCGCAGTACCAGTTGGATAAATGGCGGTGCCACTAGCATAGAGAACTGCTGCCAATGTTCCAGTTGCGGCAGCCTTACCGGCACCAGCACTCGCTGATCCAAACAAGAAGAGGCCGAAAGCACCAGCAGTATCTTCTGCTTTTGGATTTGTTGCTGCGGTGGGTACATCGAAACCGGCTTCGCCAAAGGTATCGGCGGTTGCGTTATTGTTTTCAACTCCAGCTAGTCTAACATAAGTAAGTGGAGTATCACCAGCAAGCAAGTGAGCTTGAGCAGCGTATGTTCCATACATAGGTGAGTTAAGAGCACCGTTACGCCAAACATCTCCGGGCTGTTGGGATCCGGGGACTGGTCGGCCAAACTTGGTGACAAATTCACTAAATGAACTTACCTTTGTTGGGCTCATGACTGGACCACGCTGAGCGCGGCCTATAATAACCGGACCAATGGCTTCTGGTGTTGCAGGAACCTGTGAGCGGTCAAGTTCGGTAATAAAAATACCGGGTGATACGAATCTGAAGTTTCTTTCGGCTGCCATATTAGTTAACTCCTAATAGTAGTAACATTCAAAATAAATAGTTATTTGCGATTCCAAAAGACTACTCGCGATAAAATGAATTCTTTGTCAGTTCATTAATATCGCCAACAATCACACGCTCTCTTGGAATCTTCACTTCCACTGCATTTTCAACAATAGAGAATTTTGGTTGCTCATCGTTTGGACCTTCACCCATCAAATAGCCAAGGACCCTAAAGTTAATATCGGTTACAAAGGTCCTTAGTTGCTCGCCAAGATCATTAAAGTTGTTGCCATAGCTAAAGTTGCCATCAATAAAAACTTCATAACGATGGCCTTCTGCCTCAATAAAGAAAGTGTTAATCTGTCCTGTTCTGGCTAGAAAAGGTGTTGTAAGGTCATTCATTTGCTGAAGGTGGTCCGTGACAATCCTTAGTTTATAACTTACACGAACATAAGTTGGCAACGGGCCATATACGGTTTGATATACAACTTTGGTATTCTTTCTTTTTCTGTTTGGATCTCCAGAACCTATAGTGCGACCGGGGCCAAACTTTCTTGCGGCATCAGCATTTGCAAACTCAGAAGTCTTTTTCTGCATGATCCTTCTTGCAAGAGGTACATTGACCCGTCTTGGATCATTTGGTACCTGACCGGGGCCATTAAAGAAATGTGCTTGAAACGATCCCTTAAAGTTAGGATCCTTTTCGACTGTATCTCTAGAGATAATCATGAGAGGGTAAATCAGATCTGACTTATCATCACGAATCTCTGGATTATTCTTAATCTGGTGTGAACGCTCCGCTGATAGCCAGAGAAGAGGGGCCTTTTTAAAACCCTCGTTAGTCTCTGTCCCTAGATTAAAACGCTCGTTAAGGTGCCTAAACATCGCTGTATCAATGGTTTCCAAGGTAGATGGGGTTAGCAGTTGTTCTTGGATGATCTTGTCGGCATTATCAATGCCTGTGTATTTATAATCAGGTGCCATCGAATATTCCCTTTCTTGCCTTGAAGCATTTAGCTGATATTTCAACTGGGTTTTCTATTTGTCCGAACATTTGTCTAGGCTCGGCTGTACCAACGATCTCGTAAAGAACTTCACCATATTGTACGAAGTCTCCAGTACGAACATAAAGATCTTGGTCTTCTTCTAATCTTCTTCTGTGGAAGTGAACTGTGATCTCTTCTTCAACGTCAATACCGATTCCACTGGAGAATCGTGTTCTATCGCTATTCCATTCCACCAAAGCATAAACTCTGATCGGTGGGAGGAAGTTTTTTGTAATGGCTTCACCATAGATAGGGTGAAAGTCAGTTGTTTCTAGGTCGATTGGATAATAAAGAACCTGCTGGCCTATGACTCTTTCTGCAAGTTCGTCGTTTACTTGTTTTACAAGGTCTTTCTCTTTTTGTCCAAGAAAGAGCGGAGGAGGCGGCGATGCGGGTTGTTCCCATTTGTTATTTGCCATTAATCACCTCATCCCTGATAAATCAACATAGGCATTACTTCCTGTATCTTCTTAACGCTTTCAATCATTGAAGCATCTTGTGCAGTCAACTTCTCGTATGTCAGAGTATCAATGATAGTTGTTAACTCTTCTTTGAGTCTGTTCTGCTCTTCTCGGCCTTCACTAATAAGGGCTGGTCCGTTGAGCGTTACATTATCACCCGGAATTGGGACGGTAGCAAACTTAGATCGGATCTGCCCTAGAGTCTCTTTGACAAGTGCAAGAGCATATCGTCTAATCCACTGCTTACCAATAGCGTTAATACTTTCATATGGCAAGTTATCAAATGGCAATGTGTTGATATTGTTGATTCCTTTCTCGCCATTATCAATATTGCCAGAAGGATCCCAAGCATCAGTACCGTCGTCAACGGTGAACTCAAACCAGAGGAACTGAGTAAGACTTACTTCTGGAACCGGGAATAGCCTTAGTCTGTTATCGAATATTTCATAGGAGTAGTGAGAAAGCCTAGTATATAAATGGTCTTCATACGCCATGGCCTGAAGTTTGTTTTGCCATACAGGTACAATCTCAAATGTTGAGTCATCCGAGAACTGTCCATAATAGTTTAAGTTACCTACAACATTGAGTCCGCCATAATACCCGTAAAAACGCCACATAGCTTGCGGAGTCTTATAAAAGACACGACGAATGTTGATTCTTTTGTTTGACTCTCCAGATCCTGTGCCGATAATACCGGCGTATGGAACAGGGCCACCTGATGCAGGCTCTTTGTTTCTGGATGCGTTGTCAATGATCACTTGCTGAAGGTCGTAATCTTGCTGTCCACTTCTGAGTTGGACACTGGCTGAATAATGTCGCAAGTCCCCGCCTGCGACGCCAGCTTCATTAGCAATACCAATAGCGACCTTCTTTGCATATCCAATCTCGAATCGTGGATAGCGAAGGTTGATATTTGTGCCAGAAAGCGAAGTCTTTAGTTGACCGTCATGGTCAAATGTTCCCGTGGCATTGCCAAGGTAGTTACCAAGCGTATTCTTTGCTTGATGAAGATTCATAATGTATGAATATTCTAATACCGCTTCTTCGTAAGCAGCGTAAACATTGCCCGGAGTAATCTCTAGGTCTAATACATCTCCGCCTAACTTCTTATAAGTAAATGCAACTTGATCCGATGCTCCCGAAATAAAATTAGCATCATATAAGCCACTATTAGGATCTGCATAAATACCTAAAGGGTAAAGTGACACGTTCCCCGCACCGTTGCCGGTTGTCGCTGTTGAGCCTGTTGCGGGGAGAATAACGGCACTTACTGTACTTTTAGGATTTAGATTAGGTAACGCCAAGAGACCTCCAGCCTATTATAAATAGTATTCTAGAAAGAGAAAAGCCCCCGCCTCGTGAGAAGCGGGGGCCAAGTTAGGCCGAAGCCTAAACTTTAGCTGTTATCAGCTTGCGCCAGTCTCACCGAGGAGGCCGCGACAGATAACAAGTCCGTACATGTCTGGACGTACCATCTTCTTGGCGTAGCGTGTCATAACGCCCTTGCGAGGTACGAAGTCCTCGACACCGAAGATAGTAGGTGTGACCTGTAGTGGGACGTATGGAGCGTAAACGTAGCCGCTCTCAAGGAAGCTTGCACCACGACGACCGACGAGAACTAGGTTCCGTGGGAAGTATGGATCGACGAATACGTCGAACTTCTTGGAGAGTGAGCCAACGCGAACAGCGCCGATGTCGCCTCTTTGATCGTCAGCAGTAACGCTTGCGCGGAAGCCAGCAGTGAACTCCAAGATGTTAGCAACTTCAGGAGAAGTTACGATGAAGTTCGCGCCGCCGCGAAGTGTCTTACGGTGGATCTGAGCAGAGACATCATTGATGGTCTCGATTAGAGTCTCGTACCACTCGGAGACAGTGCCGGTGAAGTCAGGAGCAGCAGCGCCTGCACCAACTTCGGCACCAGTTGTGCGGTTGACGAAGAGACCGGGTGAACGGCTCCAGTAGAATGTACCAGCGGTTGCACCATTGATGAGGTCCTGAAGGATCTCGTGGTCAATCTCAAGAGCAATCTGCTCGGAGAGAATGCTGGTAAGCTCAACCTCAGCGTCGAGGTTATGGTAGGCGTTGAGGTCCTGACCGAGTTCAGGGGTCCACTTAGCCTTGAGCTTCTTGGTCTGAGCGGTAACAGCAACGCTGTCAACCTTGATGTCAATCTCAGGAATCTTGGCATTGTTCTCAAGACCAAACTCAGTTGCGTTAACAGCACCAACAGGTGTTGCATTCGCGTAGACATCTCTCTCAGCGTAGCTAACAGCAGTGATGTCCTCGACAGAGGTGCTAAGCTGAGTTACAGTACCGGTGCCCTCGAAGACGAAAGCAAGTACGCTCTGGCTTGAGCCACTGAACATAGTTAGACGACGAACCTGAAGGTTGGCCTTGGATGCTGGTGAGAAAGTAATACCGATAAGGTTATCAGTGTCAAGATCAGAAGGTGCATTTAGAGTTGCAATAACAAAAGATGAACCTGAGGTTAGATCTGGATCAAATCGAAGGTACTCATTTGCCTGATCGGTGGTTAGGTTGCCCTTAGCCATGTTACCAGCGATACCGCCAACACCAACTGTACCGGAGTCAAGCTGAGTTAGGCTGATACCAGTAGCTGAGCCAGTGGAGGAAGCGTAACCAGTGTTGAGGCTGTAAGGACCACGCTCGGCACGAACGCCAGCAAGGTCAAGACCACCAGTGATCTGAGCGCCAACACGACCACCACCAAAGAGTGAACGATCAGCAGAAGCTGAAGGGTAGCCCAAACGAGGGAGACCAGCACCATCGGTTGAGGTGGTGAAGTCAAGGAAGAAAATGAGACCTGAAGGAAGGCTCATTGGCTGAACGCTTACGATGTCGTTGGCGAAGAGGCCAGCGAATACGCGGCGAACGAGGGGGAATGCAACAGCAGAGAAACCCTGAACGTCACCACCGCCAGAAGCGGCCATAACTGAGGTCTCCTTGAGGAGTTGCTTAGCTTGGTTTTCGAGAAGGCGGGCCATGCCGGCACGCTTGTTATCGCCGTCAAGACCTTCAAGAAGTCCTGTCTTCTCCCACTTGGTAAGAAGAGCAGCACCCTCTTGAGCGAGATCGCGATTTACAATGCCTTCTGTAAGTTTATCAAATACAGACATAATAATCTCCATTAGGGGTTAGTTTTTGTTAATACCTGCCAAAGTTTGAAATCTATTTCTCAAATCTGATTCGACAGCATTTGTCTTGATTTCTCTTCTTGGAATTGTGTGAGAAGGTCTACTGATGACTTCGTTTAGCGATTCACGGCTCTTGCTATTGCTTGCGCCCGCTGAACTTTGAAGGACTTCGTGTATAACCTTCGCATCCTGTACGGATGTTGCCTCACGAATGCTTTCGACAATTTGCGACTTTTGTCGTCTATTCAAAGACTCATTCATGTGGACTTCATTCTGTAATGCCAACTTGGCATTCGCAACTGTTAACTCGTCAAGTTTGGACTTGAGAGCTTCAACTGTTTTTGCAAGAACGTCATTCTTTGCCTGAAGTGACTCATTGACTCCGGCAAGCTTTTCCATTCCTGCTTGTAAATCTTCTAGTTCTGCTTGTCTCTCGGTATCTGCGAGACGAGCAAGGCCGATCATTTCCTGACGTTGGCGGTCAATCTCAGGACGACCTGCCCAACCTGTAAAGTCTCCGTCAGTAATGTCAACTGTTAGTTCTTCTGCGAGAACATCGGTAATCATTTCACGAATCTCAGCTTCTGTGAGTTCGGGATCTTCCTCCTCCTTCTTGGGAGGGTCGGCTGGAGGATCTTCTGTAAACCCGCCGTCTGTATCGGCGTAAAGCTCATCAAGCTTCTCTTCTTCCTCGTCAACCATTGTAATCATTTCTTCTAGATCTTCTTCACTCACGGTGCCGCAAGAGGCTTCGTCCATGATGTCGCCGCCTTGGTAGGCTTCCATGAGGGCATCAACTAACTCGTCTTGGTCAGCAGGCTCACCCATGTCGCCTTCTTCCTCGGCTTCGCCCGCAAGATCTTTGAGGGCTTCTAAATCGAGAGTAATAGTTGTTTCTTCTTCCTCATCGGGGCACGGGCAAAGCTTCATGTCGGCCATAGGTGCTGCGACGACTTCTTCAGGAACTTCGTCCTCAACTTCGGCAGCGGCCATCTCTTCGCCGTCTTCTTGCTCTAAAATAGAAGACATGGCTTCCTTGATTTCAACAGAATACTTCTCAATAATTTGGTTCTCTGCTGTCTTTAACGCGGCTTCTCTAATCTGAGTCGCATCAAGGATAGCCTGTTCAATGATAGAAGACATAAATATACTCCAACTATTACTCAAAAATAAATAGTTCTAAAATAAACTAAAAGACTTGTTTATTACTATTAGCCAACGCCGTTGGAGCCTGACCAGTTAGTCTTTAGCCTATCAGACGGGATGTTGGTAAGTCCAGCGACAATGGAAGCTGACTGCTGTGCTGCCGTATTAGAGCGTAAGAATACAGATGTTACCTTATAATCTGCGGACAAAGACTCTGAAACTGCCAAACGAACAAAGTTTGTGCCTGCAAGACCGCCTGAAGAGAAGCCTACGCGAATGTCGCCAGCAGAATCTACCTCGTTACGGATAATAACAAACTTAGTTACTTGATTAAACTTGATTTCGAGTGGGGCTGCCGTATTAGCAGGAACTGTAATAGAAGAAGAAAGGAAAGGCTGACCACTTACTTGGTAGGAGCCAACATTCTGTAAACCAACTGAATAAATAAAACTATCGGACATTATAACCTCTTACGAAATAAATAGTTTGCTTTTTTAATAACCGTCTGTTTTGAAGCCGTTTGAAACAACTTTGCCGCCGCCTGCCGGTGAAGCAACACGAGAAACACTAAAACCTTTTGTTCTGCCACCTCTTGACCTAACTCTTCTTTGCTTTGCGCGGCGTTGTCTTAGAGCGTCATCAACGTCAACAGAACCAGCGGTATAATCAATGTAGGGGCGGAAAGTGATGTCAGAGTAGCCAGCGAAATACATACCTGATCTACGGTTTACATTACTTGCTGGTGCTGAGTTGCTAAAATCGTGTGTGAAGTTCACCAGTGCTACCTTAAAAGTGTCCAAACTTGCGATACGGTTTAGGGCGTCCTGATTCAGGGTAAAGCTGTTATAGCCTGAAGTGCTCCAACTACTAATGTGCTCTGCGTATTTCATATTGGTAACTTGATCAAAATCGTCAGCACTAAAGTTACTTGATGTGTCTCCGGTAGCAGCAGCATCAATACGAATAGGAATAACATCGGAAGTTCCACGCTGATAGCCGTAAATCTTTAAAGTTGCTGACGCTGGAATGTCTGTTATTGCGCTTGTGTCAAAAGCCATAAAATGACGGTAAACTGAAAATCCGCTTGCGTTCTTCGTCACCCTTATCGCGACATCGTAACGATCTGCTCCGAATAGAGGCGTAGCATCAGGCGCAACCATATCAGCAGCGGAAGCGCCACGAGCGAGAGCAAACGTGCTTTTGTCGTTTACAATCATTGTTGTATCAGTAGCGGCAGCGTAAATATCAGGCATTATTTCATCAACTCTTTCCAAACTCTGCCGTTACCAGCAAAAAGATTGGAAATGTCTACGCCGGGATCACCCGGATCTTCGTGTGCCAATGGGCTATGCTGTGATGAGCCTCTTGCAGGAGCGGCCATTGGAGTTGTACCCTCAAACACATCTACGCCATTGAAAGCCTCGCGTCCAATAGAATCTAGAAGTTGCTTCTTTTGTTGCTTCATTCTTTCGTTTCTCTCTCGCATTACTTGCTCGTTTACTTGTGGAGCAGGTGCGGCCTGTGGCTGCGGGGTAGGTGTTCCCATACCCTTTGCGACCTCGGAAACGATTCCGGATAAAAGACCGCCCTCGTAAAGTGTTTCTCTTACACACTCTTGAACGAGGGGCTTCAACATTTTCTTAAGATCTTCGCGCTTCATTTGTTCCCCAAAATATCATCTACTATACTAATAATACTATTTTTAGGTCTTGTCAAGCGATTTTCCATAACTATTTCGTCCATAAACGCCTTTGGTGTTGAAGGATCGGAAACAACATCAAAACAAATCAACTGAAAGTCGTCTTGAACTACAACGTGGCCACCGGCCTGTGTTACAGAGCCAAGGCCACGAGATGAAATACCAATCTTTACTCCGTCATTAACAAGAGCGCGAAGTGTTTGTCCAGCAGGTGTTGAGAGAACTTTGATCTTGCCCATTAGAGCATTACCGTCCCACCAAAGGTCAGTAACCATATGTGAAGCGTTCTTTAGGTTTACAACCGAATCGTCTGGGTGGTCTAGTTCGCCACAAGCACGACGGTCCTTTACAACTTCCATATACTTCTGAACTTCGCGGCGAAGAATGTCCACCGGATACTTACGACCGTTGCCGTTTAGTCTCTCGGCTTCATGACACTTGCCAACAAGATAAAGAGTTTTGCCATCGGCCATCTCTCGCTTCTCTGCCTCAGTCAAGACATCTAAGCAAGCACCGTCAGGGCATAACTCATAAAATTCTCTCAATAACTTTTTAGACATAAAATCTCCTAAAAGCGGGCGTCACCCGCCCGACCTAAGAGCCGCTACAGCAGCGGCGAACTTCTGGAATGTTTCTGCGTCGCATTATTTCTCCCTGTTAATCTTTAAACCGAAGTCATCAACAAGCATTGAGAGCAGGTAGGATGTACCTGAACCGACACACCCACAAATCAAAAAGTTCGCGAGCGTATACTCAAAAGTAAATAGTTCTGTCCATCGGTTAATCGCAAACAAAAACCAGCCAGCGTGAAAACCAAAGCAAAGAGTGCAGTGGAAAAGCTTTCCAAATCCACCGAACCCCTCTTTGCTTGGCCTTATTCTGTCAAAAATGCTTGCATATACAACTAAATATGTGAGGCCGTAACAGGCCAGCATAAACCAAAGTAAGTCCATAAATCACTCGTATGTAAATGACTGATAGTAGAATGAGTTTCCGTAAGCATAAGGATTAGGACTAAGTGAGCCCTTTCTTGTTTCCTGTGGAACTTCGCCCAACTCTGTAGAGTCTTTTTCATCCGGCTCTACAAGGCGATCATTCTCCATCTCGTTATAATCTGCAATAAACTCAAAGTACGGACGCTCTTCCTCAATAAACTTATCTATGTTGATAAGAAGTAGTGGAATAGTGTTGACCTTTGGGTTCTTGAAGTATCCGCCTTCCATACTAGCGTAGACAGAACCGGCCTGAATAGTAGCAGGGTCTACTAGGCCCTTGTCTACAAGAAACTTGAAAAGGCGGTTCTGTGTTCCGTAACAGTAGTCGGAATCAATGTCCTTGGCGTATGCTGTAACTTTCTTCATCTTTGGCTGTATTACTATTGTAACATCTTCGTGGTCAAAAATCATTACATCATCGTTAAGATTTTTAAGAACTTGTAAATCAATAATCTCTTTTGGAGTTACGACTTTCTTTTCTGGCTCGGAGCCAACCTTAATCGTGATCGCCATCTTGGATCTCCTCAGCAAGAGTTTGAAGTTTTAGAACCTTTTCTAGCATTTCCTTATCAATAGGTCGGTTACGGAATGTATTGATCATTTCTGTAACCTGTCCCATCTTACTCTTCATTCCCTCGTCTCCGTCAAAGCCTTCAACAATGGCCTTGATGCGGTCCAACTCTTGGCCAACATAAGACACAAAGCCGATGCCTTGGTCTTGGAAAGAGTGAACGAAGTGCTGAATAAGGTGCTTTTGGTTTTCGGTTAGGGCGTCGTCATACTTCTCGTTGAAGTTCTTGATGACGGTCTTATAAACCAAGTTGTCCATTGGCTCCATCTTGGTCTCGGCAATAACCTGTGGCTTGCCTACCAACTGAACATAGACCCGCTTCTCCAATAGGACGCGCTCTTTAGGACCGCTTGTGTCGCCAAAGAACTGCGAAATGGTTGCGAGTGACTTGTAGTTAGGAACAAACATTGAGAAGGCATCACGGCCAACATTCTTGTTGATCCAGTTGATAACCTTTGTCTGCTCGTTGAAAATAGTTCTGTGGTCCAACTTCTTATGGTCAGCCTGTGCTTCTTCTAGGAGACGCTTTGCTGTATAGGAGTCAACACCATTGGTTTCTGCTAGGGTCTTGTAAAGTGATAGTTCGCCGTATAGTGGGCGGCCCTTAGCAAAGAAGGCTACAATAGTGTTCTTTATCTCGCTCATCAACTCTTTGTTCTTGTTGATAGAAGCAATCGTGTATTGCTTTACAAGAACCTCGTAAAGAAAAGCGGTATTTCTTTTCTTATTGTGTCTTAGTTTCATTTATGGTCTCCATAGAAGTCTCTAGTGATTCTAATAGTTGTTCTATTTCTTTCTGAGCATTGAATACTTCGTGAGTATCCTTGTTATAACTAGTTCCTTTAATCTCGTAAACATTACCAGCGGCCAAACCTTCTAGTTCGGTGCGCCCCGCCATAGAGCGTTTGGTTGTTTGCATAAACTGTTCTGGTCTAGTAATAGAAGCATAGTTCTTCTTTCTTGCTACATCGCCCTTCTTGCGCTTGGTTGGCTTATGGTAGTAAGTCTTTCCTGATGGTCCGCGACCACGAACCTCGACGCCGCGAGCAGTAACTCTCCTAACTTCGTCTTCCTCTTGAAGTGCGCCTTCGCCTTCGCCGGGGGCAGCAAGGACGACATCTTCAGCCGGTTCTTCGGCTGGTGTTTCTGCTTCGCCGCCAAGGTCAAGACCGCCCTCGTCACCACCGAGGTCAAGGTCTGCCCCAACATCAGGTGTACCAAGGTCGAGGCCACCACCTTCGTCTCCTCCAATACCGGCTGCTTGCTCTTGCATTTGTTCAGCAACCGCATTGAGTTGTGCGTCATACTTGCGGTCGTAGAAGATCTCTCGTTGGTTACGAAGGAACTCTTGCTCTGACATGTTGAATAGATACTGTGCCATCCAACGACGCGAGAAGAAGCCTTCGGTAGCGGAAGATGCTACGGAGAATTTCTTGTCCCAGTGCTCTAGTTCCTGAAGTTCTGCAATCTTAGATGGGTTGTTTAGGGCCAAGCTAAAGCAAGTTAGATCGTCGCCACGGAAACCAAGTGTGTAGAGATGGACGATACCAACTTTCTCTAGCTCAGAAATCGCGGCTCTTTGAAGACGCTGAATAGTTCTGGCAAACCGAATGTCCTTCTGTGCAAGTGTTGTCTTATCTTCGCTGCCAGCTTCGCCCTGTGTTAGGTAGGATGCTGGAATCTTGAGAGCGGAGAATAACTTGTCGCGAAGATACTTGACGTCTTCGATAGCTCCATTATACTGTCCACCGGGAAGAGTCTGAATCTCTGATTTGTTTTGCCCACGTACAGGAATATAATAGTCTTCTTCTACTGAAAGTGGGTTATAACGAAGGTCAACACGACCGGTCTTATCATCTACAATAGAGTTACGCTTCATTTGAGTCATAACCTTCTGCATATAGTTCTCAACCTCATTAGGAGGAATCTCGCCTACGTCAACATAGAAGATCCGGCGCTCAGGAGCACGGACGATACGATAAGCCATCATAGCGTCTTCTAGAAGGGTCAACTGACGCCAGATACGACGTGAGGCTTCTAGGACTGAGGTTCCGTAGGGAGCATACTTGTCGTTTCCAAGAATACGGAAGTGAGCCATCTGCCAGTTCTCTAAGGTCATTCCTGCGGAGTTCCACTGGAACTGGACATAGTTTGGATTAGTTACGTCTTCGCCTTCTAGTCTTTCAATCTCATTACTAGGAAGGCCAATAACATTTGTAATGCCCTTGTTGTCTTCGATGTCTAGGTATAGAAAAAAGTCTCCATACTTACACATGGTGCGGCACCAACCAAACAAGTTGAAGTTAATGTTTATGATGTCATGATAAAGAACATTTAAAACGCCCTTGATTTCGTCATTGGGGCATTTAATGTGAAGCATAGGCTGTAGCGCAGAGTGTGTAGTCATTTCGTCTGCGTAAATATCGAGGGCCGAAGCGATCTCTGGGGTGTATTCCATTTGATCAAAATCCACATACCGCTCGGTGCGGTTGTGGTTGGTCATAATACTGTTCTGTAGATTTGTAAAAGCGTAATGACCCGAACGCTTGAACTGCTGACCGGAGGCAGACCGGAACTGAGTCGCATACTTGTCTAGTAGGGTCCTGCGGAGACGACGAGTGCCTTGAGTTCTGTAGTTTACAATCGGACCAGAAAAAAGTCTTGTAAGTTGTCTGAACAACTGTGAACCACTGTTTCTGGGATTTCTTCGGTTGTCTGCCATTTATTTATCCTTTAAGTAACCAAACAAACTGTTCGTATTGCTTTTTTCTATCCATTGTTTCTTGCGAGAAGCTATCTATTTTATGACCTTGCATACCCGGAATAGTTGTTTGCATCTTCCCTTGTGTGCTAAACATTGAGCTAACCATTGCTTTCTTATATTGTAACTCGCGCTGGTTAATTGTCAAGGCAGTATCTTTAACCCAACAAGCAATGGCGAGGGCCATCACTAAGTCATCGTGGTAAGAACGCATTGCCTGTGCTCTGTTATTTTGCCATACAAAAGTCTTAAACTCGTTGATAACCCTCTGTGAATACAAAATAATTAGTTTATTTCGTATAAACTCTTCCAATTTAGCTATAATAAGTGGTCTAGTCTTGCTAGAGGTTGTAAAGCCGGGAATAACATTGTCTCTGTATGCCTCGGTAGGGGCAGCGTAGTTATGTGAACCTTTCTCGGAATAGTATAAGTTATTATACTCCATTTCTTGCAACTTTTCAAGTACAGAAATGCCTAAACTGTTATTTTCTACTACCAAAAGGCAGTTGCCGAACTCTCGTCCTGTATTATTCAGCAGAGTAGCAAACTCACTAAGGGAAGGTTTTCCTTGATATTCTCCGACCACTTCCATAGTTTGTAGCTTAATAAGATGAAAAACAGAATAGTCAGAACCGTCACCACGGGCAACGTCGGCCACAAGAAGATAGTTGCACTCAGGCTGGTATTGCTCCCAAAGCCAGAAACTGCGGTCAAAGCCAGTCTTATACTGCGGAGCCTGTATGCTATTGTTTAATCTTTCCATGTCTGTTGAATGTATTACTGTCTCACCGGAAGAGTTGAAGTTACATTCCAACTCCTGTGCGATTTGACGCTTGGACATGTTTCTGGTTTCTTTGTTGAACCAAGCAGGATTTCTCTCAGGATGAACATCCCAAGGTAGCAGAACAGGATGGAAATCGTTTGAGCCTTGTTCCGCTTCAATATAAGTTTTGTGGAACCAGTTACCGACACCATTTGGAGTTGAAAGAGCAATACAACTACCGCCTGTTGACAGGGTAGGGTACAGGCCAGTCCATAGTTCTTCAAGGCCGTCAATGTGGGCAGCCTCGTCAATAACCAAAAGAGAAAGGGCTTCCGAACGACCAGCATCGCCGGAAGTTGAGGAAGCCTTTACTTCTGAACCATTTGTAAGGACAAACGAAGTTCTGTTGTCAATCTTGATGTCTGCGATACGCAGCCAGTCAGGAACATTTTGCATTATGTTCTTTACTTTCTTTACCAAGTTAGCAGCAACACCAAACTTGGTCGCAACAACCAGAACATTCTTGTCGCGGTAGAAAAGCATAAGCCACACAATATATGCGGCTGATACAGTCGAAATACCCAACTGACGGGCTTTCAAGATTACGTTGAAGCGATAGTCCACAAAGTCTTGAAGTAACTCTTCCTGATAAGGATAGAGAGCAAACGGAATAAGACCTTTGCCGGGGTGAGAAATCTTACAGAAGTTGTTGATAAAGTATACTGGGTCTTTACCGCACTTGACGATTTCTTTGACTATGTGGGCTTTTGTTAACCGGGGCATTACTCAGTAGGCAGTTCGAGGTATGCCTTGAAAGAAGCCTCAATGCTGTCCTTGCTTGGGCCGCGAACTGGATCAACTTCAACACCACCAATAGAGAAGGTCTTATTAGCAGTTACGAAGTATCGCACCTTGGAGGTGTTCTGGGCAAGAACCTGAACTTCGCCAACAGGAGTTAGTGTAAGAGCCTTGCCGGTTGCGGCGCGGAACTCTTTCTTGATAAAGTTTACGATGTCCTGAATGGTTTGGTCAACTTCTGCCTCAAGGTCTCCCTTGTAAACGTCAGCCAGTCTGATTTCTGCGTGATAAGTGAGGATAAGATCGCCAGCGGAGAAACGAACTTTGAAACCGTCCATTACTCGGCTATCAACGATGGGGCATCCCTCTTCTCTCTTAAGGCCGATCTCCACTGGGGATCCGTCCTTCATGCGGGCTCCATCGTAACCAAGTTCAGAAACGATGTTTGAGATTGCTCTTACTATTTCAAGAATGTTCATTTTTTGGTCTCCAACCTGATTTCCATCTTTCTTCTCTGCCCTCAACCCACTGAACGTGACACTTGGTACAACAGTCCCATTTTAGAATGTAAACGTCGTCTTTTGCTGTTCGGCTCTGTCGGTTACAGACAGGACACTTATCTATAAATAAGTTTCCTCTACTAAATAGTTTTTCAGTTACAAAAAAGCCGTCTTGTTCTACTTTGGTTTCTTTGTCCCAATGTTCTAACTCTTTTTCGTGAAGTTCTTTGGCTTGCTTCTTAAACTCTTCTTCTTTTTCTTCGTTCCAATGCTTGCGAGGGTTCTCAATACTTTCTTTGCCCCAACGCTTTGAAATGGCTCTTTCAAAGTTTGCGATTTCGTCAAAGTTCTTTTTCATGGCCTGCTCAATAAGTTATCAATAGCATAAGCACTTGCGAACCCAACGGCAACCCCTCCAAGCACAGAACCTGTAACAATAAGTGGAATATTGAGCTTCTTTTGCTTTGAGATGATGCCTCTCAACTCTTCTATTTCTTTATCTCGGGTCTCAACGCCTACGTTATACTTATCTTGTAACACGTCCAGAGAGATTTGCAAGTTTTGAACTTCAAGAGCGTGCTGAGCCTTCAACTTTTCCGTCTCCAACTCGTGCTTGATTTCAAACTCTTTTCCAAGAAACTCTTTCCAAGTCACAACCTTTCCAATAGCAAAGTCGTCAAAACAGGTTGCTCGGAAAGGTGCTCGCTCGCCTTTGTCTAAAAAGGTAAACTGCCCTTGGTCGGCAGCCGATGCTTCTGTGGGCCAAACAAGGAACAGGGCCATAAGAAGGCCCTTCAATAAGTTACTCAACATACTCAAATCCAAACTCGTCTTCAATGATGGCTCTTAGTTCTTCTGGCTTGTTCTTTCTGATGCGTGCTATTTCGCCTTGACGCTTGTCTCGCTCGCGTTCCAACTGCTCAATACGACGCAGGTATTGCTTCTCCAAGGAAGCAACAACCCTTTCGTAAGCCTCTAATGCTTCGTCTCTTTCTTCCAACTCTCGCTTGTGTGCTTTTTCAAGAAGGTCTTTTTCTTCTTTGTATCTCGCATCAGCGATTGCTATAACGTCTTCCAGAGAGTTATTGTGGTAGAGCCAACCACTAGCAAAAGAGAAACCCAGAAGGACAAGTAAAATGTCCTTCCAGTATTTCTTGATGAGGTCCATCAATCAAGGCCCTTCAACTTGGCGATAGCGTCAATAACAGACTGTCCACCAAGGTAAAGAGCAGAAATGACTACCCAATCGGCGCTGTCCACTGTCCCAGCAGCAGCCAAGCCAGTTGCTGTTAGCCACACAAGAAGCTTGCGTGATAGGACCTTTTCAAGTCCCTTATCTACTAATCCTTTTACTCTGCTCATAATGAACTCCTTTATCTTAATTAGTCTTCTCTGACGTAAGCAAACCCATCTTTTTTGCCGATTTCAATGGTAATGTCGGCTACATCCTTCAAAGCGTCAAGGTGAGAAATAAGGAAAATAGTCTTGAACTTCTCTTTGACCATTTCCAGCATTTGAGTAAATGCTACGAGGTGCGTTTCATCAAGTGCTGTTCCCGGTTCATCCAACACGCAGATGTCCGATTTCGGCAAGTTAGATACGGCGAGAAGAGAAAGACGAATAGCCATAGCAGCCATTGTCTTTTCCGCACCTGACGCCATAGAAAGCGGTCTTGGGTCGTGGTTGGGATGCTTGATAAAGATTTCCAACTTGCGACCGGCTTCCTCAAAGAAC